TCTTCTTTACCCCCGTATCGAGAATATTTCATACCCTCTTCTGACATATTAAAGCGGTAAAGATTGTCGTCATACTTGACGTAACTATATTCTACACCGTGTCTATTTTTCATCACTCACCCCCATTGCTTTCTTTTAGCTTGGCTTCAACAGCGTCTTTGATGTCTTCGTAAATCTGTTTCTTCTTTGCACGGAGACGCTCCACTCTCTCCTGCTCACTTAACTTCTTATCTATGTAACTCAAATCATCGTGACCCTGCAAATCTATGACTCGTTTTTCAAGTAGCTTAATGCGCTCATACAAGCTATCAACACACTCACAATGGTCTAGGTCTGTACATTCTGTTCCGCTCATTACTCACTCTCCTATTGTGTCCAAAAACAAGGATTTTATAGACATATGGACACCCTTATGTCCAAAAACTGGGACTTTATAGACACTTTTATGCGCCCAATAAGTATAAATATCCCACTTTTATGCACCTTATAAGTTGCGTAAGAAACTTTTATATTGCTTCAACCAACTTATACAGCGAAGTCATCAATAAAAAAACCAGCCCTGCCATCAACAACAGATATATCAATTCTTCTTTCTGGTCATCTTTCATTTTTAAAACTCCTGTTAATATTAAAACCATCAGTTGTCAGAAAAAGAACCAGCTTTACCATGTCTTCTGTCTCGACAGTTATCGCTGTTGGGGGTGAAGAGTCTGCTTGATGCATGTAGTGATGATCCAAAAGGTTCAAAGCCCACTGCAAAATCTCCTGTCTATTCTTCATCGCAGTCTCCTTCATAGTTCTCACCCTTACCATGATAGACAATGACAACAGCTTCACAGCATGAGCAAGACAGGTTCGTCTCAATCAAATAGATTCCCGACTCATCATCGTTGTCACCACCCCAGATAAGCTCACTTCCACATGCCCAGCATTCCATTGCTACCCTCCTCTTTCCAGAACGTGTTACCGTGAGACTGGCCAATTACCAGACCAACATCCTCTGGGTCTACGCAATACCTGTTGTCATGGTCTCCCTTCCTGTGCTTATCAAAGTTTCTAGTGGTGCTGAAAAACTCACCACATACCACGCACTGGCATCGACTCTTTGTTCCCTTAAGAACTGCATTTGTTCTAGGCATAATCTTCCTCGCTTGGGGGTGGTGGTACAGCAAACCCCATCTCTGCCGCAACATTGATCAGCACATCGATCAGCTCTGAATACTCTCTGGTGTCTGTTCCAGAGCTTCTTTGTAGCGGTCTTCGCATCACACCAAACTTTGTTTCTATCTCTTCACTGCCGTAGCAAATGCACAGCAACTCATTGTGCATTTCATCGGGGGTCATGCCGCAGTGTTTAGCAAACTGATTGCACCACTTGCGATAGTAATTCTCTTGGGATCTGGTGTGGTTCTTCTTAACCTTACTGATTGAAACTGTCACACCATGCGTTGCTGTCTTAAGCATCTCCATTAGATCATTACTCCGCTCAACCTCTACTGCGGCAACGAACTCTTGCAGAGAGAGCATAAGCTCTCTCTCTGTAGGCCAAATCTTAAGCGTGATCATCAGAACGGAATCTCTTCGTCAATGTCTTGCTTAGGTGCACTGCCACCACGATTGCCATAGCCGCCACCATTATTGCTGTAGCCCCTATTGCCACCACCGTAACTGCCACCGCCATTACCGCCAGACTTCTTGCGCCCGCCAGTGTAGATCTCATTCGATGCATACAAGAACACCTCACCGTCATCCTTTCTTCGCTTCCATGCCGCCACATCTATCTGCAGTACGGGGTCTTCGTTGTTAGCGCGAGACCGCTCATAGATCTCAATCAAACCTGCAAGCTGTTGCGGTGTTAGCTTTAGGTAACCAACAAAGTCAGGATGTGTGTCCTTTTCCTTGCGCTTGTTGGCGTTCAGATAAAAGCCGTCACCCTTGATGTTAAGATCGCTCATTATTTCTCTCCCTTTTCAATAAGTTCACGCAGTCCTGTAAAGCCCTGCTGTAGTTTTGCTCTTGCCTCGGGGAAGTGCTTCTCAAGCTTCTGAATTAAGCTCATGTTTGCACTCCAAAAGGACTTCATGTCGCCAACCGTTTCGGCAAAACCACTGACGGTCTTGACCATTAGATCGACAACCTCGTCAGCCATAGTTGCGTCCCAGTTCTCAACATCATTAGGGAACGGAGACTCACCAGACTTAACCTTCTCGGATAGGTTCTTTACCATATCCTCATCATTCTTCGGAACAGCCTTGGGCTTGGCTGTCTTCTTGGCAACAGGCTCATCCTCTGTCACCGTTGGCACATCAGATCCGGCATATATAAAATGTCCGAGACCCCACAATGCAAAGTTTTTGACCAAGCATCTCATCTTGGAATCAGATATCTTTCTGGCATCCGGTGCTTTGATGGCATTGTTTCTGTTATCCATTACCGGTAGCCACATCTCTCTATAAAGGTCGCCAATGCTTACCCTGCAAGACACGGTGACCGAGTCGTCTGGGTGCAGTGTGTCCTCACAGAAGTAGAACTGCACATCTGGATAGTTCTGCATCATGATCTCCCATGCCCAAGCCCAGCTTAGGTATGACAGCTCACGATTCCCCTGCCCAATCTTCTGAATCTTCCCGGAACAATCTATCTTGGATAGAGTATTCCAGACCTCTGCATACGTTGTTTTAGTTGTCATAATATTCCCTCTAGTTTTGTGATGAAAATGGATTCCTGCTAAACCCCTTTAGGTCAGACCGGAACTTGGTACCGTCAATGTTGTAGAACTTGAGTAGTGATCGCTCGATAATATCTCTGATCTCTACAGGCTCTAACTGCATAAACATTAATGATGGAATAAGTATTAAGTCCTTCTCCTTCCCATCATGTATGAACGCAAACCTCACCCTGTCACCTCTGAGACTTGCCGATAGGCTTGGCAATCTAAACATCTGCCAAAGACCGATCATTTTTTTGTCAACCATCTCGTTGGTCAGCATCTATTTCTCCCGTGTATTGATCGCACCACTGAGATACCCTACACCAGTCCCCAGAACAGCGGACACACTCACCATCCCGAGTCTCAACGTAGTGTTCACTACCAAGCGCCTCGACCTGCTCTTCTGCTGTCTTAATAGAGTCATGAACTTTGATTGCCCGAACACGACCAAATTTCTTAACCGCATAGGTGGTCGGCTTAGTCCATCGTTCCTTGTCTGAACACAGCGGTAGCTCGCCACCAGATACATAGTTAAACTCTGCGGCTTGGTGCAAGGTGACACGCTCATGCATATAATCATCCTGCTCACCATCAGACCACCTTGGTATGTTGACAATCATGATGGGCGAGATGGGGTAGTCACCATCGCCCGCCTTTCTTCGTTGCCAGTCTCTGAGTATGGCAATGATCCGAAGACCCTCGACCTTGCACCCCTTAGATTTGCGAACAAGCCAAGCATAGGCATTCAATTGATTGTGCCACTCGACCTTGTCGTTCATCACAGACCAAGCCGAGGTCACCTTGTAGTCTGAAATAATCACGCTCTTTGGGGTAACATAAGTTTGCAGATCGATTGCACCCGATATCTTCCACCCCATGTACTCAACAAACAGGCGCTCTTCTGATAGCGAGTCACCCTCTTCGGTGGCATCTTCAAACACGTTATGCATGGCAGTACCAAACCGAGACCACAAGTAATCAACCACATCCATCTCGATCTCATCGTCATGCTTGCGCTTTAGGATGCCAACCCGAGGCGAGTCAATCAGTGTGGTAACACTAATGTTACTATCGCCCCTGCTGTAGGTGTCCTTGGTCAGTGCTTTGACCACCACCTCTGGCAGTTGAAACTTGTTAGTTGTTTTCATTTGATATCCTATAGAATCGAACGCCTCGATCATCGCCCTTAGATTCTTTTCTGATTGAAAACAGAAAGTCTGGATTATTTTCTTGATACCTCAATGCCCGAGACCGTAGCGCTGATACCTTTCTATTGCTATGATCATCGTCAGTGGTCACCAAAAAGAATGACTGCCCAACTTCCATCTGAGTAAAGGTCTTTTCTATGTTCTCCGGCAATGACTCCCTCGATAAACGGAAGTCCCTTTTTAGCGGGACATCTTCTAGTTTTAATGTAGTGTCTTGTTTGGCTGTCATATTCGATAGCTCCCTGTTCTTCCAAATCAATAATTAACTGTCCGATCTTGCTCATAAGATGTTACCTTTAATAACAATCCGAAACAAGTATAAACTAGGAGTTGTACTATGACAAGTGTTTGGTTTACGATAGATGGCGAACCTGCAAGTAAAGCGAACAGCAGGCAACTGGTCACTATAAAGGGTAGACCTGCCTTCATTAAGAGCAAGAAGGCTAGGGATTACGTCAAAACATTCCAAGACCAGTGCCCGTGCTTAGAACAAAAACTAGAGGGAGACCTGTGGGTTGATATCAAAATATTCTATGCAAGTCGGAGACCCGATCTCGATGAGTCGGTTATTCTAGACTGTATGCAGGATTACATTTACGAGAACGACCGGCAGGTTAAACAAAAATTCGTACACTGGGCACTCGATAAAGAAAACCCAAGAGCGCAAATTGTAGTAGGAACAATGGATGATAAAATGTCTGGAAGAGAACATCGTTACCCAAGCGATTAAAGATTTGGGTGACAAGGAAGAGTTTTGCAGGGTGGAAGCACTGCTGTTCTTTGTGGGTGGTGATCACCTTCCACATTGTAAGAGTGCCGGACTCGATGGTGACGCAATAGAGCAGTCAGTCATTAAGATTGCCAAGGAGTCTGGTGCCAGAAGAGCGAAGATGATTAAGGATTTAATCAAAGACATTCCTAGATACTAGGAATATTTCTAGGACTATAAGTATTCCTAGTTATTTATATATTAGGAATGTTTCTAGGACTAGGAATATTTCTAAGACTAGGAATACAAACAGAAGATTGTACAAAATAAGGGAGAGTTGAAACCATGTCAACAGTGTTGGATGAATTTTTATCAACCGTACGTCAAAGCGCACGATATGTGTGCCCAATGTGCTCAAAAGATCGTAAGAAAAAGACCGACAGAACACTAAGTGTCACCGTTGATACTGATGGCACCAAGTATTTCTGCCATCACTGCGGAATCTCTGGGGTCAAAGCAGAGAAACCATACTACGAAAAGTATCTAGATCAACAAGACACCGTGTCTACTGTTCGTGCAATTTCTGTGCCAAAGTTATCAGATGGCGGGCAGATAGAGGCATCATTAAGCAACAGGGGTATTGATTACTCGAAGGTTAAAGACAAGTTCAACATTGTCACTGGCAATAAATACTTTAGACAGAGCGGCAACCTAGAGGCGGGAGAGGTTCCTGCCATTGGATTCGTTTATGGCAACAACGAAGCTGTCAAATGGCGATCCTGTGCAGATAAGAGGTTCACCCAAGACGGTGCGGCAAGAACGCTGTGGGGCATCGATGCTGTACGAAAGCAAGGGGGTGCTGAATTATTGGTGATCACTGAGGGTGAGTACGATGCTCTGTGTGTGGCATCGGTAATGGATGAGGCTGTTGTTTCTGTGCCGAACGGTGCGCCACAGAAGATATCTAACCGCGAGATAGATCCCAACGAAGACACTAAGTTTGCCTACATCTGGGATGCTAAGGATGTCATCAACGAGTGCAAGAAAATCATACTGGTCACAGACAATGACGAGGCAGGCGAGGCGTTAAGAGAAGAGCTTGCCAGACGCATCGGCAGAGCCAAGTGTTACAGCGTTACCTATCCAGATGATTGTAAGGATGCCAATGATGTTCTTAGGAAGTACGGTGAGGATGCAGTCACCGCCTTAGTCCAAGGCGCAGAACCCATGCCACTCGAGGGTGTATATACAGTCGATGATTACAAGGTCGATGTTAAACATCTATACTCGAATGGCATGATGGGCGGCTTGTCTACAGGAATGCCCTCGGTCGATGAGTTGTTCACCATCAAGCAGGGTCAGTTGTCTGTTGTCACTGGTGTTCCCGGCTCTGGCAAGTCAGAGTTCATCGATCAACTCATGGTAAACCTAGCCAAGCAGTATGACTGGAAGTTTGCTGTCGCATCGTTCGAGAACCCACCACCCCTTCACATTGCCAAGATCGCTGAGAAGATTGTGGGCAAACCCTTCTTCGATGGCATGACCCCAAGGATGTCACAGCAGGAAGCAGACGAGGCGCTCGACTACATCCATGATCATTGGATGTTCCTCGAGCAGAGGGGTGGTGAAGCAACAACACTAGACTCCATCCTCGACAGGGCACAACAGGCTGTGATGCGGATGGGGGTGCGCGGACTGGTGATTGATCCGTACAATTACATTGCACAATCACAGAAGGTAGACAACGAGCACCAAGGTATTAACGAGATGCTGACCAGACTGGTATCGTTTGCCAGATCCAATGGCATTCATATCTGGTTCATCGCTCACCCCGCGAAGATGCCAACCGATCAAGACGGCAAGACCGCAGTACCAAAGGGCATGAACATCTCTGGTAGTGCCGCCTTCTTCGCCAAGGCAGATCTTGGGGTGACGGTTCACCAGAATAAGAACAAGGAAGTGGAGATCCATTGTTGGAAGGTGAGATTCAAATGGCTAGGCAGTGTTGGCAAGACCACGCTACACTATGACATCCCGACTGGTCGATATTCTGAGGCTAAGTATGACATCCGTATGCCAGAATCCATCAAATCTTACCAAGAAAAAGATGAAGACTGGTTCTAAGGTCAACGACATTGGCTCGCTTCAGCTTCACAGTAAGCATGACATTGTCATAGAAACACTAGACACTGGTCTCGCTCGGGCTACCATTCGGGATCAGTTGTTTATTGACAAGCTGTTGCTTGCAGGTCTGATCACATTGCATCAGCACTCTCGGGCAGGGTATTTTTTAAGGCTTGCTGAGTTGGCATCAGTCCACCTGTGCTCACCCAGTCTTAGCCCTATAGTGTCTGGTGGTGTTAGGAAGTCTGACCTATACAATCGAGGCTTAATTAAATTGTCTCGAGCATTGAAGGATGTGCGACACCTTCACGGTCAGTTGGGAGTTGATGTGATACAGGATCACATCATCGAAGACAGGCACACAAAAGATCCAGTTCGGATCGATGCCATCAGAGCGGTGCTTTCCCAGACATAAAAAGTTTCACCATAAACACATTGAGGGAATACATGAAGTATAAAATGGTTGTTAAAGCAGGTGATAGAATCTTTGTGAAAAAAAGAAGCAAAAGCAAAGAGCACTTGGAAAATATGGCAATCGCTTTAAGCAAAAAGAAACCGTATATGACTGTGTATGTTGTATCAGAAAACACACGCATATAAAGAGACGATCTCCCAGACACAAAAAAAGCCCTCTAAAAAGAGGGCAATGTGGAGGGAAAAACCATGAACTGAGCGAGTGCTCGAGCCGATAGTCTCACACCGTCTGATAGAATACAAGTGTGGTTGTCGATAACGTTGGCGTTGTTATGAACACAAGCCCGATACGCACGGCACATTACCTGTCGATGCAACCACTCACCGTTTATGGAGTTCGGGCTAGTGCATTACATTCTGATCACTTTTCTCGGCAATCAAAACTTTTTTAAATTCATTCAACATAAGAATCCAGTTGGTCACAAACTCTATCTTCAGATCATCTTCGATTAAGTTAAACTCATTGCGCACCCTAATAGACAAACCTAAGGTGTTCTCGTTAGCCTCTATTGTTAAAGCCATAGCGACGGCTCCGATGTCTTCATTCTCTTCATTCATACCGTTGCTCCCTTGGATGCACCACCTCAACAGCCTTTAGCTGAGTGTATGGGGTAGCCTCATGCACACTCAGATCACTGAGTATGCAATAAGACTTCCCAAACCTGTCAGCCATCGCCTGTGCGGCATTGATCGCCACCACTGCATCATCAATCATCTCTTTTATACCTTCCGATAAGTCGTACTGCGGCATCTCTTGTTCGGAATTCGTTTGATGCTTCATGGATTCTCTCCAAGCCTCGAACCAACTCACTTACTGCATCCTCTGCATCATACAATCGCCTTAACAATGCCTCATATTTTTCTGACTCTAACTCTATCATCACCATGCTCCTGCTCTTGGTTGTTAAACGCATCCATCATTGCTGTGATTATAATACCGTATGCGACAGACTTTATAAAACTGTCTAAACGAACGTATTTTTCGCCTGCTGTCGCCCACCGCTCTGCCAAAAAAAACAGGTCGCTGTTATAGGTTCTAACTATCTCGACAAGTGACCAAGGTTTATCCGGATCTAAAACGTACTCATTACGTTCTGCACACTTGTGAGCGTAACTTTTGAAGTCTGGATGTTCCATTATATAACCATCCCCCAAAAAGGTTTCTGCAAACTCTGCACATTGCGAGTACATATCAAAAAAACGGAAAGTAATTGTTTGCTCGTTATCAGCATCATAAACAACAACGCGATATTTAAAACTATCGTTTTCATCCGTAACAAAAATTCGCGCTTCAAGACCCTCATTATTATTGTCATAATACGTTGTGATATGATTTACGTTAAATTCAGACACCAAGGTTTTAATATATTTATTGAAATCATTGATATTTTTCATGTCGTTACTCACCCCCTTCTCTTTTCTTTGCATACTCACCGCGACCTAACATATATAAGCCTGCTTCTCTTTTGAATTTTTCAGCTTGATAAAGCGCTTCACCGGGCGATAAATCTTTGTGAATAAACAGACGCTCTGCAAGATTTATAACGCCAGACTTTTCAAAGTGAGAGGTGAATTCTTTTTCGTTTATATTACTCATCACTCACTCCCCAGTGTCGTTAGTTTATCCTGCACCGCAACCAGATCCTGCTCTGACACATCAGAGATTTCATCTAGCAGACAGGCAAGGTCTTGCTCCAATTCGCCCAGTACCTCTATGTTATTTCGGATCTTAGCGAGCATACGCTCTGCATCATCCTCATCGATGGCGTACCACTCCCCAGACATAGTGACCCTGTTGAATGAGTGTATGCCATCAGTTCTCAGCGCGTGGCTGAGTATGTGATGCAGTTCTCTTAGTGCCGAGGTTGCGGAGTATGTCCGCACCTTCCCAGTTCCTTTGTTGTCCATAGGTTTCTCCTTTAAGTCTTCTCTTCGCCTCACTTCAAACTCAGTTTCGATCAGACGCATACGCAAGGCTCGCGTCATCTTGATTGAATCGCAGTAAGCCTCGCGGGTAGCACCCGCTCGACCTCTCAGTTCATCCAGATTAAATTCATTCATCGTCAATCTCCCTTTTTGATTTCTGTAAGACTTTTTGATTTCTGTAAGACTTTTTGATTTCTGTAAGACTTTTTGATTTGTCCGTTATTCTTCATCGTCAATCCCCTTCATGGTACCAACTCCCATCATCCTGCGCTTTTATGGCTACGGTAAACCAGTCACCAAATTCATATTCAATACGCCTTAACGCCTCGGATCGCTCCGCCTCTGGCAGTTCAAGTTCCGAACTAACATTATCGCAGTGAAGGTGCCCTTCTTTTAAGTTGTACAGCCCACAAAAATCACAGCCCAATTCGAAATACCAACCTTCAACTTCACAGCCATTGTCTGCTTCATTGAATGCAATGTACGCCTCGATTGGTGGCGACCAGTTGGTATCAAAATCTCCCTCTATACAAGAGGTGCCATCACCATTATCTATAAGACACAGATCGTCTGAATCAAGCTCCCATCCTGTACCCCAGTTTTCTCTTCGCCAGTCGTAATCCTCATTCTCTTTTAAATTGTCTGGCTCTGGGCGCAGTGCACTGAGAATGCCAACGCTGTTCACGTCTTCCCAGAGCTTGTTTATTTCCTCGGTAGATCCCGAGATTTTAATTCTATTGTAGCAAAAGTTTGCCATGATAGTTCTCCCTTAGTCGCTTACGCGGCTTGTTGTTGTTCGTTAGATTGCAATGATTCAATGTACTGCACCGCCTGCTCAGCAAGTGATGCCGCCTTAAAGATAGCCTTCGGCTCACTCTTTAGACACTTGATCCACCCATTCAGATACTGGGCATGATCTGCTCGAGGCTCGTTGGTGATGCCGAGCAGGGCGCATTGGAATGCCGCACCCATCTCTGCCACCAGTTCCTCGAACGCATAGTCTGGCGAGCCAAACCGATTGCCCAGATCACGCTTGCATCTAGACTGGTGACCAGTCCAGTGGGTCAACTCATGGAACAAAGTCGAGTAGTAGTTCTCCGCTTGTGTCGAGTGCTCACTGGCTTTGAATGACTCGAGGTGTGGCACTTGAATCCAGTCCGCTATAGGCTTGTAGAACGCGCCACCAATGTTGTTGTGCCGTATATCTGCAACAGTGTTAGCCACCCACTGATCAGCGCCTTCGATACGCTCCGCCTCGGTAAGCTCGATGCCTTCCACTTCGTAGCCATCGACCTGCCCCGCGTTGAACACAGTGAAGGTTCTCATCATCGGGATGGTGGCATCTTCGCCAGTCTCCCTGTCCTTCACTTGCAGGGGTTTAAAGAACACAACGGTGGTGCCCTCTTCGCCCTTTCGAACTTGCGCCCCGACCGATTGCCATTGCTTGTATGTTGCCCATGCCTGCCCAGTGAGACCGAGTAGCATCACGTTGATACCCGAGTATCTGCGACCAGTCACAGCGTTGCGTGGCATACCTGCTCGCCCACCCTGCATGGGGTTCATCCAACCTGCGCCCACTGTCTGCATCTGGGCAAGGATCTGATCTGTAATTTTTTGATATGCGCTCATTGTGCTTCCCCTCTGTTTATCAGCTTCACGAATGAATCGACCAGATCACTCTGATCGTCACTCAGTTCGTCATCGTACTCTGTATATCGCTCAAGGTACTCTCGCCCGTAGTCTGCGTGTAGTCTGTCTAACTCTACTGAAAGTTGAGCGTGTGCCACCCTGCCATCGTTAAAAGTAATGACGTAGCCATCAAGACCATCACTCCATACCGCGTTGAATTCATCAAATCCGATATCGCTTTTTCTCATGACCGCTCTCCTATTATTTTTAAATTATTTCGATGCGGTCAATAAAGGATTCATCGTCCCATGACCAACCATCGTCCTCTGGCTCTGCGCCCTTAACAGCCGGAAACAGCCACACAATCTTATAACGCTCACCGTCCTTGTTTACAGCGTAGCATTCCCACTCCGACCAATATTTTTCACCCATTCTGGCATCCCCGAACCAGCCCGGGAAAACCCTATTGGTCGGGAAACACTCGCCATCGATATCTATTTTAAGTTCTTTGAATGTTTTCATGTCGCTCATAATATTCTCCATCGGCTTGCCTCGTCAGTGCGGTGGTAGCCAGTCACCCGCAGACCGCCCGAGGGCGGTTTCGGCTTAACAGTGTGGCGCGATCTCGAGATACTCGCGGTTCTCATGGTCGGGGTGCTCTGGGTGGTGCTTAGCATAGAACTCAACGAGCCACAGCGTCTCTTCCCAGTTGTTTGCGTAGTGACCATCCTTGAGTGGATCATCATTGAGCCAGATAGGTTGCGGGAAGTAGTGGACGTGGTTGTACTCACCGAACTCTCGATAGCTGTCATCTTCCCATTCAATGTCATACTTCTTAGCGAGCCGCTTTGCCTTTTGTCGTGCCGCACTCACTGCATTACGCGCCCTGCGCTCCGTCTCTCTTCTTTCGCGAACTGTTGCATTCGCGATGCTAGTCAGCAGAAATGACTTTCTCTGCTTAAGAGTCGAGAGCACTTCGTACTGCTTCTCGATGTCTGATTTTAGCAATTCCAATTTAACCTCAAGTTCATCAATAGTTTTCATAGTCTTCTCCATGTAGAGCCGCTTACGCGACCTTGTTGATTGTGTATGAGTTGTGCTCTACGCGCTGATATAAGCCACTGTAATCACCGTCACGCTGAATTAAGATAGCGTCCGCGCCAGTGTCGGTTTCGCGTATCCATGCGAGGCGTTGCTCGATATCCCAGTCAGCAATGCTAACGTTTAACGTTACAGTGCCTAAAACGAAACCCTGTGGTGCCGGTTGTAAGTTTTTCATTGTGTTTCCCTCTCCGGTAAGAGCCGCTTACGCGGCATATTGTGTGTTTCTTTTAAGGTGCCACTTCTCAATCACTGGCTCGCCACAGTCATCTTCATCGATGACGATATAAGCCACAGTCTTTTTGACGATGGCATATCGGTACCCTTGGTCACCGCAGATACCTTCGCCACCGACCCACACCTTGTGCGGGAACTGATAGCAGGTGATCGCATCGATATCATCATTGACTGAATACTCGAACCAGTTGCCGTGATCCTTCTCAACGAAGACCCCAATGGGGTCTTTTGTGTATGTGTAAAACATTATCTCGCTCCCTTCCATTGGTCATCAATGTAGACATCAACTTCATAGCAGTCTGATAGCAGACCGGTGACGATGTCGCGTTCAAAGCTCGGCTCACCTTTAACATCGAGTATCCCTGCGGCAAGCAGTGGGTTGCTGATAGTCCATCGGATCAATGCTTTCGAGTCTTCGACCGATAGACCGCTCGGGTCATCATTGACCAGTGCAGGCAGGAAGTGCCCAGAGATGCTGATGGTGTCGTGCAGTTTAATGCTCATAATCATTCTCCCAGTGTTGAGGGGCTTACGCCCCTAGCAGTTCTTCGGTGTAGGTAACAAGGTATCCTGCGTGACCAACCAGTGCTCGCAGTACCAGTTCCTCGCGATTGTCATCTGCATAGATCTCATAACTGCCTTCGCCCTTCACGACATCATAGCCGCCTTGTCGTGCTTGCTTGAGTACATCCTGCAGACTCTTCTTAGGAAAGACTTGTGTGCGTGTTGGCTGAATAACTTTGTTCATAATCATTCTCCATAGGTTTCGGGCTTAAGCCCTCGTCAGTACCACCAAAGCAGTGGCAGACCTACTAAGTAAGTCGCACAGTTCCCCCCGTGCTGATATCTCGCATTCGATCAAGTCCGCGATCCCGACTGTATACTGAGCCGTTCAGTTCTCACCCGCCACCGTCCTTCGGTCGAGCGCCTGCAATACAGCGCCTAGCGGTCACCCATCGTGGGCAAGAGTCCAACTGCGTCCTGCAATCGGGCGGGATCAAGGCTCCCCGTAGCCTGTCCCTCGCACACTATATAGTTAATAAAGCACAGTCAATACCCTTCAGATAAAAATTCACATTGTCACAATTGGATCACTGCATTCATCTATATGCGTAGGAAAACAGCCCAAAACCACTGTACATACATACAGCAAAACGCGCAGGTTAAACGATCTCATAGCAACCAATACTAAGGCATAGGGTGAGGCTAAAATCGCTCAGAACGCGTTTGAGAGCCTCTGAGAGGTATGTAACCAAATAGCATATAAATGATAACGGTTAGACCTAAATGGCATATATCGGTAGCATACCCCTCAACACCGAACACATGATGGAGCAGATCAATGGCAAAAGAACTCACACCAAAGCAGGCACACTTCGCTCGATGTGTGGCGCAAGGCATGACGCAAGCTGATGCGTATCGCGAGGCATACGATCCGAAGCAGAGCACTGCGGCAACGATTCACACACTAGCGAGCAGGGTGATGTCGAGGGTCGAGGTAAGGGCAAGGGTAGAGGCGCTAATTAAGGCTAGGGAGCGCGCTGTTGTAGCTTCTGCTCTCTCGGACAGAGACAAAGTTCTAGGCAAGCTCCGATTGTGGATAGATGGCACAGAGAAAACAGACAGCAATCTTCTTCGTGCCGCAGAGCTTCTTGGCAGGTCGTCTGGTCTGTTTGCGACTGACATCAACGTGACCACGAAAGAGCGCGATTCGAGTGCAGTCGCGGCTGAGATCGAGCAAAGGTTAGCGGCTCTGCTAGGGAGCACTGCTGATGCCTCTGACGCAATGGGCGATGCCGATGCAGGTGGCTCGATCCACTAGCGCCTGTGCCCACATCTGGGGGTGTACCACCCGTCCGGTCGTGTACCCCACCCCCCCTGATCGTGCCACCCGCGTACATATCCATATACATAGTGAAATGCTCAAATAATTACCCTACTTTCAATAATTGCCCACTATCACCTATCAGTCATTCCCCTTTTATTTCTAGGAATAGGCCTAGGAATCCTAGTGCCCCATATAATTTTCTAAAAATTTCGACTTTTTTTGGTAATTTTCCGCAGTGTAATTCTCTAGGGTCACCCCTTTTTTTCTAGGAAAGTGCCAAGGAATCATAGGCTTACAAAAAATTTTAAAAAAAATTCCTGTAAGGTATTGACAATTAGTCAAGAGGCAAATAAAGTTATAATCATGCCTGTATCTATATCTAGGAATATTCCTAGTCTAGGCTTGCCTAGATAAGTGTATTCCTATACCCCCCTTTAAGGGGGGGGTAGGATGGCATAAAGTAACTGGTAGTCTTCCTAGTTACTAGAAGGATTCCTAGTTACTAGGAATATTCCTAGTACCTAGGATAGGCAGATTAAAAGGTACCCCTATGCCTGTGTTAGACAGGATCGATCCTAAGTTACTCAAGAACATCAAGTCTTTGCCTATAGAAGAGCAGGCGGAGATATTAAACCTAATAGAAGAACTTGAAGAAGCTGAGAAGAAAGAGCTTGCTCGGAAAGACTTCATGGGTTTTGTTAACTTGGTTTGGCCTGCGTTTATTGCTGGAAGACATCATGCGATTATGGCAAATGCCTTTGAGAGGGTTGCGAGGGGTGAGTTAAAGCGGCTAATCATTAACATGCCGCCTCGTCATACCAAGTCTGAGTTTGCATCATTCTTGTTGCCAGCTTGGTTTCTTGGCAACTACCCTGAAAAGAAAATCATTCAGACGGCACACACCGCTGAACTATCTGTTGGTTTTGGCAGAAAGGTTCGTAACCTTGTAGACAGTGATGATTACAAGGACATATTTCCAGATCTGGCATTACGGTCTGATTCAAAGGCAGCGGGTCGCTGGAGCACTAACAAGAACGGCGAATACTTCGCTATTGGTGTTGGCGGTGCTGTAACAGGTAAAGGTGCTGACCTGCTGATTATTGATGACCCTCATTCAGAACAAGAGGGGCAAAGTGCAGACCCCGGTGTGTTTGACAGGGTATATGAATGGTATACCTCTGGGCCTCGACAGCGTTTACAGCCCGGCGGGTCTATCATTGTGGTTATGTGCATGACCGGTGATACTCCGGTTTTAATGGCAGATGGAACAGAAAGTTTCCTCCAGAATATTCGCCCCGGCGACTTAGTGGCTACATTTGATAACGGGAAACTATCCACCGCCAAAGTAAACAACTGGCAGTCAAGTGGTGTTGATTTTATATACCAGATACAAACACAATCTGGTAGAATACTTCGAGCAAACGAGAGACATCCGTTTCTTGTAATGAACGAAGGGGTTCTGGAATGGACGCGGTTAAAACATTTGAAGACGGGGGATTTACTTGTATCGTTGAGGGATGCGGTAGACCCTCAAGGGCAAAAACAAAGCCCGGAAAATGCGCTGCTTGCATGTCAAAAGAATGCTATCACCGAAAAAACCCTGACGCACCGTATAAGCCAATTGGGGCATATGGTAAGTGGAAAGGTAAAGTCTGTAATTGCGGAGAGCCAGTACATTGTAAAGGGGTTTGCGTTAAGTGTTACAGAAAACAATACACTCCGCCCAAGCGCACTCCAGAAAAAAACAGAGCCAGCCGAATCAAACATCGTTACGGCATCACTTTGGAGCAGTACGAAACAATGGCTGCAGAGCGCAATAACCGCTGCGATGTCTGCGGGCAACCGCCGACCGAGCATAACACCCGAGCGCACTGGAACGGAAAGCTCTGCATTGACCACTGCCACGATACAGGAAAGGTTAGAGGCTTGCTTTGCAACGACTGCAACCTTGCTGTCGGATACGGAAAAACGCCAAGCATACTTGAGCGAGCTGCATCGTATCTCAGACTTCACGGTGGATCGAATAGTATCGATAACACCTGACGGCGAAGAAGAAGTTTTTGATGTTGAAATAGATCGAACTGAAAACTTTATAGCAAATGGTATTGTTAGCCACAACACCCGATGGCACAAAAGAGATCTTACCGGACAGATATTAAAGTCATCCCTCCAGAGAAGAGGATCGGATGAATGGGAGGTCATCGAGTTCCCGGCATTGATGCCATCAGATGAACCCCTGTGGCCTGAGTTCTGGCCAAAAGAAGAATTGCTTGCATTAAGGAACGAACTACCATCCCCTAAATGGAATGCCCAGTACCAGCAGAACCCAACCTCAGAAGAGGGCGCTCTGGTTAAAAGGGAATGGTGGAAGGAATGGGAATCGGACAAACCCCCGGCTTGTGAGTTTATTATCCAGTCATGGGACACAGCATTCCTAAAAACACAAAGAGCTGACTACTCTGCTTGTACAACATGGGGTGTATTTTACGCACCAGATGACACAGGCACCCTACAGGCAAACATTATTCTTCTGGACGCACACAAAGAGCGGCTGGAGTTTCCAGAGCTTAAGAAGAAAGCCTACGAGTTCTGGTTAGACTGGCAGCCGGATGCGTTTATTGTTGAAGCCAAGGCTGCGGGTATGCCGTTGATCTTTGAGCTTAGAGCGATGGGTATTCCGGTGTCAGAGTACACCCCCTCGCGTGGCAACGATAAGATCGCAAGGGTTAATGCGGTTGCCGATCTGTTTGCGTCTGGCAAGGTTTGGGCACCAAAGATGCGATTCGCAGAAGAAGTTATTGAAGAGTTTGCATCATTCCCAGCCGGGGAGCATGATGACTTAGTTGACTCATCGACCCAAGCATTGTTACGGTTTAGACAGGGCGGATTCCTAAGACTGGATTCCGATGAGATCACAGCACTGGTAGCTGACACGCCGTTTGATGAGTGGCCAGAGCCAATGCCAGTGTGGGCAGCACAGCCTTGGGATTGCAGCTCGCATCATCACGCAGTTTATAAAATTGATAGGGCGACACCGTGCCCTTGGCTTGCTAAGATAGACGGTAATTTCTACCCAGCGAAGTATTACTTTACGGTAGATTACACAGAAAGCGAAATAGCAGACGATCCAGCTCAACACAAGCAGAGCCATGTTTTAGAGCTTCTTGATGCTGGCCCTTGGACGGGAAATATTGTTGCCCTTCCAAACAACCGTGTTAGGGTTACGCATCCAGCATGGTTTGAAACTGGGGAGGGAGCGCCAGACTTTAGGCCTTCTCAACACACTCATTACAGTAAGTCAGACCTAGATTACACATTAGATGTGAATCAGGTTTTTGATAATCTATATGCAGGAGATTCAAATGAAGATGAAGAGTAAGGGCTATATGGCTGGCGGCAAGACCAAGGGTTACAAAGCTGGCGGAAAGATAAAGATGGTAGAGAAGGATGGAAAAAAAGTTCCATTCTTTGCAGCTGACGGTCAAGGCAAGATGGCCAAAGGCGGCAAGGTTCCAACAACCAAAGGTTATTTCCGTGGCGGAAAGGTAATGGGATCTAAAGGCATGGCTAAGGGCGGCAAGATGATGTCGTCAAAAGGAATGGCAAAAGGCGGAGTTGTTAGAGGCTCTGGCGCAGCAAGAAAGCAAAACTTCACTAGGAACGGATAATGGCTATTGACCGTCCCTTGCGGACAGAGATCCAAGACCAAGAAGAATCAGCTTTAGAAATTGAAGTTGTTAACCCCGAAGCGGTTTCAATAGAGACCGAAGACGGCGGCGTTCTTATTGATTTTGGAGACAGCTTAGAGTCTGATTTGTCTGAAGATCACAACGCAAACCTAGCAGATTTCATTGACGAAAGAGATCTAACAAGCATCTGCCTTGATCTGGTTAGCTCGTACCGAGCGGACAAAGAAAGCAGGTCAGACTGGGAGCGGTCATATGTTAAAGGGCTAGATCTTCTTGGTTTAAAAAACGAAGACAGAACCCAGCCTTGGGACGGAGCTTGTGGTGTATTTCACCCCCTGCTAACAGAATCTGTTATAAAGTTTCAGTCTCAATCAATTCAGGAAATCTTTCCTGCCAGAGGTCCGGTTAAAACGGCCATTGTTGGCAAGATTGATGAAAAGAAAACAAAGCAAGCAGAGCGAGTTCAAAACTACTTAAACTACTTGCTTACAGAAAAAATGACAGAGTATCGGTCAGAGACAGAAAAGATGCTCTTTTCTTTGCCATTAGCTGGCAGTGCTTTTAGAAAAGTGTATTTTGATCCCAGTTTGGGCCGTCCTTGTAGTATGTTTGTCCCAGCTGAAGACTTTGTTGTCAGCTACGGTGCATCGGATTTAACAACATGCGAGCGGGCAACGCATGTTATGAAAAAGAGTAACAACGATATTCGTAAACTTCAGGTGTCTGGGTTCTATCGAGACATTGAATTACCTGCGGCATCTCCTAACACTGATGAGATCGAGCGCAAATACAACGAGTTAACGGGTGACTCGGCCAGTTATGACTATGATTCTCGGCACTCAATCCTTGAGATGCATGTTAATTTAGACTTGCCGGGCTTTGAAGACATGGAAGATGGAGAGCCTACTGGCATTAATCTTCCCTATGTGGTGGCTATAGATCAAAGTTCACGAACAATTCTATCGATTAGACGTAACTGGTATGAGGATGACCCGCTAAAAAACAAGCGAGAGCACTTCGTTCACTATCAGTACATGCCCGGACTAGGTTTTTATGGGTTTGGATTGATCCATATGATTGGTGGTTTAGCAAAATCAGCCACCTCATTGCTCCGACAGCTGGTGGATGCGGGTACATTATCCAACTTACCGGGCGGATTAAAGTCCAGAGGGCTTAGAATCAAGGGTGATGACACCCCAATCATGCCCGGAGAGTTCCGTGATGTCGATGTACCGGGTGGAGCCATCCGAGATAACATCGCATTTCTGCCATATAAAGAGCCAAGTAACGTTTTATACCAGTTAATGGGCGATATTGTCGAAGAAGGCCGCAGATTTGCATCTGCAGCAGACGTAAAAGCGTCCGATATGAACGGCGAAGCGCCAGTTGGCACCACATTGGCCATATTAGAGCGGTCAATGAAGGTTATGAGCGCTGTTCAAGCCCGATTACATGCGTCTATGCGGGTAGAATTACGTCTTTTAACAGGAATTGTGCGGGATCATGGCCCAGAGGCCTACCCATATGAGGAAGATGGCGACCCAATAGTGGTTGAGGACTTCGATAATCGCATTGACATTATTCCTGTAAGCGATCCTAACGCTGGAACGATGGCACAGCGTATTATGCAGTACCAAGCGGCGCTACAACTGGCGGCACAGGCTCCAGAAATGTACGATTTACCGCTATTACACCGTCAAATGTTAGAAGTTCTTGGAATACGAGACGCTGACGAGATAGTTCCAACAGATAAGGACATGAGACCTACCGATCCGGTTAGTGAGAACATGAATATCATTAACGGCAAGCCGGTTAAGGCGTTTATCTACCAAGATCATGAAGCTCACATCCAAACCCACATGGCAATGATTCAAGATCCAACCATTATGGAAGTTATGGGTAAGAGTCCAAACGCGAAGAAGGCTCAGGCAGAGCTGTCAGCGCACGTTCAAGAACACTTGGCGTTCAAATACCGTCAAGACATAGAGAAGCAGCTGGGTGTAGAATTGCCAGCACCAGATCAACCAATGCCAGAAGATATCGAGTATCGAATCTCTCGTTTGGTAGCGCCTGCTGCAGCACAGCTGTCCGGAAAGGCAGCAAAAGAACAGCAGATGCAACAAAATGAAAAGCAGATGCAAGATCCTTTGATTCAGATTCAGATGCAAGAGCTGCAAATTAAACAGCAACAGGTACAGCAGCGAGCTGAAGCAGAGATGGCCAAGCTACAGCTAGAAGCTCAGAAGGCTATGGCAAAAGCGCAGCTTGATCAGCAGAAACTTGATCAGCAATCACAGATCGAACAGGCAAGATTAGGTGTTAAGATATCTGAAACAAACACCAAGGACGAACTTGAAAGCAAAAGAATTGCTTCACAAGAACAAATAGCAGGTGCTAAACTAGGTGTAGATATTGCTAAAGACCTAATGGGTAGGTAATGAAAGACGAAGTAGATATACTTAATTACTTAGTTTCTAACATTAGAAACAGTATGAATGAGATGGCAGATCATATTAGCACTGGTGGATGCGAGAGTTTTGATGCATACACCAAGTGTTGCGGAATCATACACGGACTTGCGGTAGCAGAAAGAGAGATTCTTGATCTAAAGTCCAAGTATGAGGAAGCGTAGCGACTCTGGGCGCTAACCCAGTGCAGCGACTCTAGGCGCAATCCTAGTGCAACAACTCCGGTTATCCGGTGCAAGAGGTGAACATGACGGAAGTCGTGCAAATGAAAGAGGCGGAAGAGCCTCGCAAGGCAGCTCAGTTGCCTAAGCCGAAAGGCTATAAAATACTGATCGCGTTACCAGACCCCGAAAAGGAATTTGCGGGTGGCATTATTAAGTCTGCCAAAACGATTCAAGATGAAGAGGTCGGCTCACTTGTTGGCATGGTTCTAGAAATGGGGCCGGATTGCTACAAGGATCCAGCGCGGTTCCCCTCTGGCCCCTACTGTTCACAGGGCGATTGGATTCTCATGAGATCTTATTCAGGCACCCGTTTTAAAGTGCATGGAAAAGAGTTTCGATTGATTAACGATGATAGCGTTGAGGCTATCGTTGAAGATCCGAGGGGGATTGTCAAAGTATGAGTAATCAAATGGAAGCGCAAACAGCAGAAGACAAATTTTTTGGCGTTAAGACTACCTTCGATAAGAAGGCAAAGAAGGCGGAAGAACAGTCTGATATTGATCTTGAAATCATTGATGATCGACCCGAGGAAGACCAGCGCCCACAAAAGGCAAAGGATTCTGGCGATGATGACATTAGTGATGATGAGCTTGGTCAGTATTCGGAAAAAGTTCAGAAGCGCTTAAACAAACTTAAGTACGACTATCACGAAGAGCGCCGACAGCGAGAAGCAGCCGAGCGCATGCGTGAAGAAGCAGTTCGTGTTGCCCAGCAGGTGACCGGCAAAAACCAAGAGTATGAGGCAATCATATCTCGTGGCGAGGCAGCGCTTGTTGGTCAGATACAAGAGCGAGCAAAGCTAACACTTGAGCAAGCAAAGAATGCTTATCGTAACGCCTATGAAGAAGGCGACACCGATAAGATTATTGAAACTCAAGAAAGGCTGTACAAAGCCCAAGCTGAGTTTTCTGAGGCGGAAAAGTATCGCAACAATCTTGAACAAAGATTTAGAGCGCAGCCTCCTGTTCAGAATAACCAGCGGGTAACCCAACAAGCGGCACAGCAGGTTGCACAGCAACCACAGGTTCCAAGACCTGACCCTGCCGCAGAAGAGTGGGCCAAAGGAAATGAATGGTTCATGAAGCCCGGCCATGAAGAGATGACGGCCTTGGCTTATGGATCGCATACCGCTGCAATAAACAACGGTATTAAAGTAAATTCACCGGAATACTTTGAGTACATTGATAATCGTGTACGCAGTGCATTCCCTGAATATGATTGGCAGGATAAGCGGGTAGATAGCCGTACCGCGTCTGCGACTGCCAATTCTAGGACTTCCTCGGTAGTCGCTCCTTCCTCTAGGAACAATGGAGCAAAACCGCGCAAAGTGCAGTTATCGGCTACTCAGGTTTCTCTCGCCAAGAGACTTGGGTTAACCCCAGAGCAATATGCCAAGCAACTCTTGAAGGAGAACATGTGATGGCTGAAGAGCGCACCCCAAGAAGTAAAGATACGCGTCAAGAAGAAGTACGTCCATCTGATAGCTGGGTACCTGCTTCGATCCTACCAACTCCCGATCCTCGGGACGGGTGGGTTCATCGCTGGATACGAACTAGCACTTTAGGAAACGCTGACAACACTAACGTGTCTAAGATGTTCCGAGAGGGCTGGGAACCATGCAAAGCAGAGGAATATCAAGAGTTGATGGTTCAATCCGATGTAGGTTCTCGCTTTGCGGGTAACATCGAGATTGGCGGCCTGTTGCTATGTCGAGCGCCAAAAGAAAAAATGGAAGCCCGGCAAAGACACTTTAATCAGGTTGCAGAAAACCAGATGGATTCTGTTGATAACAACTTCTTACGCGAAAATGACCCTCGTATGCCTCTGCTAAAACCAGAGCGTAACACGAGAACAACATTTGGCAGGAGTTAACCTCTGGCAGGGGGTGCTCCTAATTAGTAAGGAGGCCTACAATGGCTACCACTGCAACCCCTATGGGTGCGGAACCTACTGATACGCTGAGTGCGAGCGGCTCTTTCACCGGAAAAGTTCGTCACATCAAAGTTGCAAGTGGGTACGGCACCGCTATTTTTTATGGCGATTTCGTCAAGTTAGTAAACACAGGTACAGTTGAGAAAGATACTGGCACCACCACACTAACGCCTGTTGGTGTTTTTGTTGGTTGTGCTTTCACCAGTCCTACAACTGGCGAATTAACTTTTTCTCAGACGTTTCCTGCAAGCACAGCAGCAAGCGACATTGTCGCCTATGTTGTTGATGATCCAAACGTGTTGATGCGTATGCAGTCTGATGAGGCTATCGCACAAACAGGCTTGGGCAACAACGTTGCTGTAGTACAAACCGCTGGATCAACTAGCATCGGACGCAGCAAAAATGCTGTTGACGGTTCATCTATTGATACCACCAACACACTGCCTTTGCGAATCATCGACTTTGTTGATGGCCCCAACAGTGCAGTAGGTGATACCTACACAGATGTGATCGTTAAGTTCAATGCTGGCCACCAGTATTCCAACACCACTGGCGTATAAGGAGAATTAAGCAATGGCTATTTCACGCGCACAGATGCTTAAGGAACTCCTGCCCGGGCTAAATGCCTTGTTTGGTTTGGAGTACGAAAAGTATGAAGACGAGCACGAAATGATTTATGAGACGGAATCGTCTGAGCGATCATTTGAAGAAGAAGTGAAGTTGAGTGGCTTTGGTGCCGCACCTGTTAAAGCTGAAGGTGCAGCTATTAGCTATGATTCAGCACAGGAATCTTTCACTGCTCGATACAACCACGAAACAATCGCAATGGGCTTCTCAATCACTGAGGAAGCAATGGAAGATAACCTGTATGACTCTTTGTCTGCACGTTACACCAAAGCTCTAGCTCGCGGTATGGCATACACCAAGCAGGTTAAAGCAGCGAACCCATTGAACAATGGCTTCACTTCTTACAACTCTGGCGATGGTGTAACACTATTTAACGCCAACCACCCGCTGGTAAATGGTGGTGTTAATGCCAACCGTCCTTCGGTAGGTGCTGACTTAAACGAGACTTCATTAGAGAACGCAATTATTGAGATTGCCGCCTTCACTGATGAGCGAGGCTTGTTGATTGCAGCTCGACCAACTCGATTGATTGTTCCGCCCGCGTTGATGTTTACAGCAGAGCGTTTGCTTGAAACAACTCAGCGTGTTGCTACAGCAGATAATGATATCAACGCAATCCGCAACATGGGTGCAATCCCCGGCGGATACTCAGTCAACCACTACTTGACTGATAACAATGCGTTCTTCCTCATTACTGACGTACCAAACGGCATGAAGCACTTCCAGCGTACTGCGATGGAAACTTCAATGGATGGAGACTTCGACACTGGCAACGTTCGCTACAAGGCTCGTGAGCGTTACAGCTTCGGTGTTTCAGATCCTCTTTCAGGGACATATGGGCAGTCAGGTACAACAGTAACCGTAGCGGACACGGGTCACGGACTATCTACGGGCGATGTTGTTGGTATTTGCTTTTCATCAGGAACCGGCGGAACAGCTTGCTCAGGTAACTACCCAATTACAGTAACAACTGCCGATGCTTTTACAGTTACAATGCTGAACTCTGACACAATTACAAATGATCCAGCTTGTGTTTACGTTGCAAACAGTGGCGCAAACCAAAAGAAACCAAAGCGTTGGCTTATGTGCAAGGGTGTTGCGGCAAATGATTCATTTGCAAACGTGTTTACCGTCCCCAACAGCGGCTTTGTTACCACGCTAGGCGTATACTTTGTTATGACTAACCTTCTTGAAGCGGACATGTTTTACGAGTAATGGCTACTAAAAAAACATCCAAGTCCACGGTTAACAAGGCAGGCAACTACACAAAGCCTACAATGAGAAAATCCTTGTTTAACAAGATTAAAGCTGGAGACAAGGGTGGCAAGCCGGGCCAGTGGAGCGCGAGAAAAGCACAAATGCTGGCCAAAGAGTACAAAGCTAAGGGTGGAGGCTACAAAGACTAATGCCTTTAAAGTCGCCTCAGAAAAGTCTAAAAAAGTGGACAGCCCAGAAGTGGACAACAAAGTCCGGCAAGCCATCCACTCAAGGCTCCAAGGCAACTGGAGAAAGATATCTTCCCGAAAAGGCTATTAAGTCTTTATCTTCTTCTGAGTACGCAGCAACAACAAAGAAGAAGAGAGAGGACACCAAGAAAGGCAAGCAGCATTCGTCTCAGCCAAAGAAGGTCGCGAAGAAAACAGCGAGGCATAGAAAGTAATGGCTGAAAAAAAAGATTCAAGACTTACCCGCGCTGGGGTTAGTGGATACAACAAGCCAAAGCGAACTCCAGATCATCCAAAGAAATCGCATGTTGTTGTTGCGAAAGAGGGCGACAAGGTTAAGACTATTCGTTTTGGGGAGCAAGGTGCCAAAACAGCGGGCAAACCAAAAGCGGGCGAGTCAGACAAAATGAAGAAGAAACGAGCATCATTTAAGGCCAGACACGCAAAGAATATCAAGAAGGGAAAGATGAGTGCGGCGTACTGGGCTGACAAGGCGAAGTGGTAATGATCGGCAGAGCGCAAACTGGAAAAGAAATAAGCAAGGCACCCGGTTCAAGAAAAAAAGCTAAGGTGTCTAAGGTGATGAAAGAGTTTAAGCAGGGCAAGTTAAAGTCCGGCGGATCTGGTAAGACTGTAAAGAAAAAAGATCAAGCTGTTGCTATAGCGTTGTCAGAGGCAGGAATTTCAAAGCGAGGAAAGCGTAATGGGAAAAAATGAAAAAAGATTATTGAGCGCGATTAGCCCTCTTTATGCAGCGAGCCAAGGGAATATACCCGGAATACTTGGTGTTGGCATGTCTGTTATGGAAGATAGAAAAGACAAGAAAGAAGAAGAGAAAATGCTTAGAGGTCAGACAACATCTCAAGAGCGAGATGCAGCTGGCAAGGCTATTCAAATGAAAACAGGTGGACGAGTTAAGCCTATTGATGGATGTGCTACCAGAGGCAAAACAAAGGGTAGAGTTCGCTAATGACAACCAGTGGCACATACGCATTTAACCTAGACCTTTCAGAGGCAATAGAAGAGGCTTTTGAAAGAGCAGGCTTAGAGCTTCGTAGTGGGTATGACTACAAAACAGCTCGGCGTAGCATTGATCTGTTGATGCTTGAGTGGCAAAACAAAGGTTTAAACTTGTGGACTGTCAAGGAAGGAACTCAGGTTCTCACCCCCGGCACGGGCAACTATGACCTAGACCCTCAAGTCTTTGATATTGTTGACGCGTACTTGCGTACAGATGCCGGTAACACAAACGGTCAGTTCGATCAAAGCATGAGTAGAATATCGATTAGTCAGTATGCCCACCTTTCAAACAAGCTAACTCAGTCTAAGCCCCTTGAGTATTACGTTGAGCGCAAGCCCACAGGGATCACTATTAAGTTGTGGCCTGTACCTGACAGCCAAGAGACTTACACGTTTGGGTTCTATTATATGGAGCGTGTTGAGGATTCTGGCAAGCCCGCCTCAAACAATATGGATGTTCCTGCAAGATTCTTGCCATGTCTTGTTGCCGGTCTGGCATACAACCTTGCTAAAAAATATCCTCAGGCTGCCGACCGCGCCCAGCTTCTCAAGGCAGATTACGATGAGCAATGGGAGATGGCGGCAGATGCGGCTAGAGAAAAAGCATCGCTGTTTGTATCTCCGGGAGGGTATACCTTTTGAGTTACGCTAGTGGAAAGCATGCGTTTGGTTATTGTGACCGCACTGGGTTTAGATACCCTAAAAAAGATTTAGTTCCCCAGATTGTTAACAAGCTCAAAGCATTGGGTGAGGGCTACAGCACAACAGACAGTTATAGATCCGGATCAGTGAGGTTACCAAGAACATAATGTTTGAGATCAGTGTTGCACAAGCAGGAACCGTTAACGTAGCCACCTCAAACAATGGGGGATTTTCTGTTGATCATTGGGCTGATCGGGCAACCGATACTATTATTTCTGTGGGCGAAAAAAATCACCCAGAGATTGTTCAGCAGGCAAAGGCATACAAAGACAACATCCGTCATGTCATTAAAACTTATATGCTTGAGGCTATAAAAAGCAACAAAACCGACACCATTGTTGAGTTGGAGCGCAATGGCAACCAAGAATTAGCAACAATTTTGAGGAAAATCTAATGGCTATCACTCAAGCTGTATGTACATCTTTTAAGCAAGAGCTTTTACAAGGCATCCACAATTTAACAAATGGTGCTGGCGGTGGAACAACTACCACAACTGGGACTGGTAACACTTTTAAGCTGGCGCTTTACACCAGTTCTGCAACGCTAGACGCTTCAACCACTGCGTTTACAACCAGTAACGAGATAAGCGGTAGCGGTTATTCTTCTGGTGGCGGCACTTTAACCAACGTAACGCCATCAACATCTGGCACCACTGCGTTAACGGACTTTGCTGATCTTACGTTTTCTGCTGCAACAATTACAGCAAGAGGGGCAATGATTTATAATTCCTCTACAACAGCTGGCACAGCGGATAGGGCGGTTCTTATTTTAGACTTTGGCTCTGACAAAACATCAACTGCCGGAGACTTTACAATTCAATTCCCAACAGCAGACGCAAGCAACGCGATTATTCGTATTGCCTAAGGAGTAGACAGTGTCCAGCATCATTGTTGCTTTTGAAGGCTGGAGCAGTTCAACCCAAGGTTGGGGCGAGGCAGGCTGGGGCCAAGGTATAGCAGTACCAGAGGCGACCGCCTCTGTAGGCTCTGTAACTGTTGTTGCTGAAGCCAATGTAGTTTTAACTGGGCAGTCAGTTACATTAAGTCTAGGTGATGTCACTGTTGCAGCAAATGCGGTTGTAACACCATCGGGAGAAGAGATCTCGGCATTCGCTGGATCTGTTGCTGTTACCGGTATAGCCAATGTATTCCCTACTGGTCAGTCCGGCGTTTTGTCGGTGGGCAGTGTTACAGTTGCAGCAGATTCAAATACCAGTGTTACCGGCGAGTCAGTAACAGTATTTACTAACGATGTTGTTGTTGACGCTCAAGCAGTTGTTGTTCCTACCGGCCAAGAGTTAACAGCATCAACCAATAGCGTTACCGTTACAGGAATTGGAAACGTTTTTGTTGTTGGCGAACAAGTAACATCAACAGTTGGGTCTGTTACCGTAGATGCCAAAGCAACTGTCTTCCCAACAGGCACACAGTCTATTATTAACATCGGCACCGTTCTTGTTTGGAGTGATGTTATTCCGGGTCAAGATCCTAACTGGCAGGATGTTAGTGAGGCTCAAAGTCCGTCATGGCTGCTCATTAACGATAGTCAAACACCTAATTGGAAAAATGTTGCATAGCAACAGTGAGGATAGAAAATGGCAACTTATGTCAATGATCTTAGATTAAAAGAAATTGCTACAGGCGATGAGGCTGGAACATGGGGAACCAGCACAAACACCAACCTTGAGTTAATTGGTGAGGCCTTGGGCTATGGCACTCAAGATTGTTTTGCTTCAGATGCCGATGCAACAACCACTGTTGCTGATGGAGCGACAGACCCTGCCCGGGCAATGTATTTTAAGGTTACCTCTTCTGCAACATTAACAGCAACAAGAACCTTAACGATTGCCCCAAACACTATTAGCCGGGTAATGTTGATTGAGAATGCAACCACTGGGTCGCAAAGCATTACTATTTCTCAAGGCTCTGGAAGCACTGTAACAATTGCTAGTGGTGCTGTTAAGATGGTTTACCTTGATGGTGCTGGCGCGGGTGGAGCGGTTGTTGAAGCGCTTGCGGACTTAGAGTTGCCTACAGTTACTGTGGCAGACCTCACTGCCACCACAGCAGACATTAACGGCGGAACCATTGACGGCACAGTTATCGGAGGAAGCACTCCAGCGGCTGTCACAACGTCATCTCTTGTAGCCACTACAGCAGACATCAACGGCGGCACAATAGACGGCACAGTCATTGGTGGTTCTACTGCAGCGGCTGGGACTTTTACAACCTTCACCTCTACAGGTATTGACGACAACGCTACATCAACAGCGATTACTATTGATGCTAGTCAGAATGTGGGTATTGGTGTTACTCCCAGCACATACAGACTAGATGTGCTGACAGAGGGCAATAACGGCATCCGTGTTAATGCAGGGACAGGCGGAGCTGACCAGTTGTATTTTGGCAACACTGGGGGCGTCCCTGCGGTTGGAACACTGAGTAGCGATCCTCTAACAATGGTTACCGCAGGCACAGAACGCGCACGCATAGACAGC